AGCCATACTTTTTCATCAGGTCTCTCACAGGTTACCAATCCTTTCGTCGTCTACTCTGTGAACTTGCTGAAGACTTTCGCCAGCTCGGCGCTCATGGCTTCGCCAATGACTTTCCCAACATCTTCGATGCTCTGCTGAATCAGGGCAAGGTTTACCCGGACGCTATCATCCAGAATATCACATGCGTCCAACGGGACGGAGATTTGGTATTCGGCGTCCTTCGTCTTGGTTTTGGACGCTACCAGCGTTGTGCCGCCGTTCTTTGCATTGAGCAGTTCTTCCTTTGTTGTGTACACCATAAGGTTAACGCCTGTCTTCTTCATTCCTCATATCCCCTTTCGTTAGTGAGAAGGGCTTCCGAAGTGGAAGCCCCTGTTTACAGCTTAATGACGTGGTTCACATGCCCGCAAAAGTCGCACTTCTTCGTTCCACCGTTTCCAAGGCGCTGGTAGGTGACTTCCTTTTTGCAGTTGGTGCACTTAATGGCTTTCTTGCCGTCCTCGTTGATGTACTCTTCCGTTTCGGAAGGCTGTGCGGGAGCGTCCAGCTTCAGCTCCCCGTCCTTGGTGAACAGGTTGTCGGCGTGTGTCGCGGTCTCTTCGGAGCTGGCAACCTCTTCGGAAGAGTATGCCGCCATGTCTTCGTCCACCAAGAACTTGGTGTAGTCCAGCACCCCGGCTTCCACCAGCGCAAGGAATCCCTCTTCGGTCACGCCCTGCGGCACCTTCCGGCTGTCGATTCGCACCACGTTGTCCTGCTCGTCGGCAAACTCCCATATAGCTTCTGGCGGGCACGGTTCGTAAGTTGCCACCGCCATGCCTTGGTGTCTGTCGTCCCAGCAATGTTGAAAGAACTCGCAATACTGCACTTTTCCGGTCTTGTGTCCCCATGAGCACGGGAAAGCGTTCGGCTTGTCGGCGCAACGGGGAAGATGCTCCCGGAAGATTTGGCGAACCGCCTCCAAGTCTCCGCGCTCCTGCGCCTCACGGAGGGCTTCCCTGACGTTCCACAGGCGGGTCAGACGCGGTACTACGCCCTCCCGGGTGGCGTCCCCGAAGAATCGCCCGGAGTCAATGACCACGCGCACTTGGTCTTCGGTCTGCTCTCCGTGGATGTTGGGGTCGAATTTGTACTCCACCCCATCATGGAAGTCCTTCCAGACAATCTGCACTTCCACCACGTCATTGTTTTCCTTGTTCTCAATGTAGATGGAGCCGTACGGCGTATTGAGCATGTACATGTAGAAGCTGATTTGGTCAATGTACCCTTGGATGTCGGAGATGTCGCCCTGCTCTTTGATGCGCTTGAATCCCCACGGGTTCATGGTCTTGATGTCTGCCACCATCCGAAGCGGTTCATAGCTCTCCGAAAGGTTTCCGTTTTCGTCGAACAGCCCAATGGAGTTGGCGTACGCTTCGTCAATTTCCACTTCGATTTCCCACTTGCCCGTCTCTTCGTTGAAGACGGAATGGACGGTGGCGTATCCCAGCGCATGGGCGCGGATGATGTTGATGTCCAGCTCCCCATCGTAGTGCCCCGCCCACTCCCACGGGAATTGCGACAGGTATTCGTCGTCCTTGGACGACAGGCGTTGCTCCATGGAAAGAAGACAACCCATCTCTTCCCATGCCTGTTGGTAGCGGTCGTGTACGTAGTCGCCGTTCTCCAACTGCCGAAGATTCCGCGCCGACTTCTCCTGCTTCGGAAGTTGATGGGCGAAGAACCCGTAGATGATTTTCCGGTCGCCGCTTCCCAATTCGGAAGCCCGGAAGTACTCCTTCGCGCCGTTGGCTCCCACCTTATCAAGATACTGTCCCTTCACGTTTTCCTTGTGCTTCCGCTTGGCGACTTGGAAGTTGTCCATTGCCTGTACTAACACGCTTACCAGCTCCTTTTTCTCGGCTATGTTCGTACTTTATTCTACCCTTACGGTGTCCAAGTGTCAACAACTTTATACAAACGCGAACAACTTAGGGCTTCGGAAGGGGAAGGCATTGTGCCTTCCCGACTCTCCTTACACCCCCGTATGACCGAATCCGCCGCCACGGCTGACGCTCTCATCCACCTTGCCCTCCACAATCTCCAGTGGGCGAATCACTTCCGCAAAGACCAGTTGGGCAATGCGCTCCCCTTTTCGGATGAGCACGGTTCCCCGGGGAAGCTCCAGCGGGAGCAGGCGGTCAGGGAACAGGTCTTTCAGGGACGAGATAGGCACCACGTTCCCCTTCAGGTCGTACACGTCCGAACTGGTATTGATGGCGAAGTCAGCGTCTTCCACAATCTCCACACTGTCTTCCGAATGGTCAATTATCCATCGCTTATCCTTGTTGAAGTCGTACAGCCGTTGCGCGGTGTTTGTCAGGATGATGCCCACTTCATCGGTGTAAAAGTTGTCGATGGTGCCCGGCGCGTTCGCCACCCGAAGGGACGTGTTCAGACTTACGCCGGAGCGGGGTCTTGCTTGGCACTCCCAGCGGTAGCCCAACTCATGGAAGGGGTGGCGTGGAATTCCCATTTTGAAGCCCAGCTTCATCAGCACCGTATTTCCGGGTTCCAGCAAAACGGACTTCGTAGCGTATACGTCCATGCCGCTGTCGCCTTCGGAAGCATAGGTGGGAATCACAGCGTCTTCTGAAAGGCGTTCAATGATGAGCCTCGGCATGCACGGTGCCAACGCCGCACAGTCTTCGCGTGTCTTCCGCCACACCATGTCTTGGTACTTAAAGATGCCCTTGTTCATGTTACCAGCTCCTTTGTTTTGATGGACAGGGAGCCTTTCGGATCCCATTACCACTATACACAGGCTTTCCGTAAAATTCTAGCGTACCGGACAAGCTCCACCCGCGCACTCGATGGCTTCCGCCAAGCTCATTTCTTGGTCTTCAAATTGTCCGGTGCTCATCAGGATGTGGTACAGCTCATGCGGCTTCCACTGGATTTTCTTGATAGCCTCTTCGTACCATTCCTTCGTCTTCGGCTCATATGGCGCTTGCACGTACCCATGTCCGCTGTAGGGGAGCAGGGACGTGGACTTAATCCGCATGCGGTACTGCTCCAGCAAGGGGCGAATCTTCGGCTTCTCATGTTCATGGAACGTGATGGTGCAGGACACCATGTTGTCTGCCCAATACACGCACAGGAACGCCTGCATGGCGAATTGTTCCTCAATCGTGATGTCTTCACAGCTTCGGAAGTCTTCGTACTCCGCTGTCGGAGCCATGACGGGGAACTCAATCACATGAGAACCCGGGTTTTGCGCGGCAGGTTCGGTATGGTAGCCGCACATCTCCGCCAGCTTCAGAAGCGGGTCGTTGGATTGCACCCGGATGCGGCGGATTCCATAGCGGAAGTAGTGGTGGTGCACACCCGGCGACACAAACGGCAGAAGCGCTACCGTACCACTCGGTTTTACCGTGGTGCGCTTCAGGGATGGCTTTACTTCGTATCCCAGCGCCTTCGTAAGGATGGCACTGTACTCGATGTCGGCTTGCACCACAAGCTTGTACATGCGGTCGATTTCCGCCACCAAGTCCGGGTTGTAATCCGGCTCACAGACTTCCTCTTCTGGGTCATACGCTGGCGGTACGTTGCCGTGGTAGTAGTCAAACGGCACATCGTCCGTCAACCATACCATGTCGTGCCATTCCGACTTCCGATACACCTTCCAGCCCCGAATAGCACCCTTGCCGTACTTCATCAGCACCCAATCCGCAAAGCCGGACAGGGAAATGCCCAAGCGGCGGTTGCGTTGAATCACTTCACGGGAAAGCTCCCATTCATACGGGCTGAAGGTCACGCGCTTCGCGTAGTGCACCATGTACGGCAGAACTTCCACCGGGTCGATGCCCATGCGGTGCATGACAGGCAGGAACAGCTCCACCAAGTTGCACGGCTCCCCGGATTCCAAGCTGATTTCCATGCACGGGTTGCCACCACGGGCTTTGTCTAGCATTTCCCGGTAGCCGTCAATGATTCTTCCGAAGTTCTGCATCAGCCAGCGGTTTAGCACACCCGGCTCCCCGTTCGCTTCGATACCGCCACTGATAAAGCCGTAATTGTAGCCCCGTGGGTCGTCAATGACCACGGAGTTGTTGGACGCCCAGCGGTGGTTGTTCTGTGCCCATACTTGATAGCGGGCATTGTCGATTTCTTCCTGTGTGTATCCCTGCGCCAGCAGTTCTTCATCGGAGTGCTGGTACTGCTCCCATGTACCGTCTCCACGGTCACGCCAGCCGCCCAGCCATGTGTACAGCTTGTAGTTCTTCAGGTCGATAAAGGACTGGTCATACGGACTTGCCAGCGCCACTTCAGCAGTACGCCGCACGTTGCCCGCTACTACACAACGCCCGGTCGCATTGTGCAGGTCGGTGCAGGCTTCGGAAGTGAGCTTTTTGCCCACGAACTTGTTGAAGGTTAGGCAGTAGAAGTGCAACAGCTCCAGCAGGGGAGCGCTTCCGCTTGCCACGCCGCCGAAGCCCCGGATGGGCGTCCCGCGTTCGCGGACTTCGGAGAGGTCAATCAGGAGGTCAACGTCCATTCCTGCATAGTGCTCGTCAATGGTGACCACCATGGCTTCCGCCCAGCCTTCGCGGCTGTCTGCCACGGTCAGCTCCACGATTCTCCGCTCTTTTCCATCCTTCGGAAGCTCATAGGGCACATTCAGCCGTGCGCCTACCTTCTTTGCCATAGCCTGCACTTCCGGGAAGTCCTTATGTTCAGGATTCAGGTAGAAGTACAGCTCCACCCGGTTTTTCGGGGCGGGGATTTCCGCAAGGTCTTCCTCTTCCACGGAGAAGCCCACGCCGCCGCCCTTCATTGCCATGTCAAACAGGAAGACAAACGGGTAGGACACTTTCTTTTCGTACGGGTCGATGGTGTAGCGGGTGAAGATTTTGCTGGTCTCGCCGTAGTGCCACGGGCGGGTTGCCACGTACCAGCAGTTATTCATGGAGTCCCCGGAGCGCTTGGCGAACTCGGAACCGCTCATCCAAAGCCCACGCCCGGGTGGCGTCCATACAAGGTTCCATATCTGCTTAAACAGCGTTTGCCCGTATTCCTGTGTCACCAGCGGGTCTTCCTTGATGATGTTCAGGTTCCCTTCCACTACCCGGCGAACCACTTCCGTCCACTCTTCGGTGCGGACGCTCGTTCCATCCGGTCGCTCCACCCGCCTTGCGTAGGTGCGCTTGAACGTAAACCAGCCCAGCTCACCCCACTGCGGTTCCTTGCCTACGTACTGGGCAATGAAGTCCTCATCCAGCAGGAACGGCTTCTCCGCCAAAACATTTTGAACCTTACGAAGGTCGATGGTGCTGAATTCGTTAGCATCCACCGCCGCCATGACGCGCAATTCAAAGGGAACGATGTTCCCAACTTCCAGCTTTTTGTATGAATCGGCGTATGCGCCGTCTGCATGGTCTTCGTAAATCACCTTCATAGCTATTTCCCCCTGTCCAATTTCGTCCTTTGCAAAAGCTTCCAACAGCACAACCCGATGCCCACGCTATCCCATACATGGTCGGGTTGCCGTGCCAGCATGGTGCTGGCTTCAGGAAGCTGGGTGCATACGTAGTGCTGAACCTGTTGCTTGTTCACTCGCATGGCACCCATGGTCACTTTCTTCCAGTAACCGTTCTCGTAAATGGCAACTTCGTAGCCCAACTCGCGCCCCAAAATGCGGAAGTGCTCGGTCAGCCACGCCATTTCCTTGTAGGTTTTTCCTACGAACTTCCCCTGCTCGGTGAAGTCCTCTATTGCAATGTGTGTAGGGTCTGCTTGCTGGATAACTTTCCGGGCTTCCTCCCCGATGTAGTCGATGCGGTCGCGTACGCTTCCGAAGCTCTTGTCAGTCTTAATCATGCGGAAACCTGACAAACCCTTTGTGTTGTACTTCAGGTTCCCGACAATCATGGAGCAGGCGGTGTTCGCCGTCCCCATATCGAAGGAAAGGATTCTCACCGTTTCCATACAGTCACCACGCTTTGTCGAAAAGTTGGGTGGTATAATGGGCAATAAAAAGGGGCATACTGCACCCATACAAGCATACACTAGAACCATCAAGGGTTCGGAAGCACCCGTTCCCGCACAACAGCGAGAATTTGGTTCGCCAAGTCGGTCTCGTCAACATTGGCGTCCAGCACCACGTATCGGTCGGACTTGGACGCAAGGTGAAGGATGCCACGCTTCACCTTCGCAAAAAAGTCCTCCCCCAACTGCTCTATGCGGTCTTCATTGGGAGATTGTCGGTAAGTGGTTCCGTCCAAGACAATCGTTAGGTCAGGAAGCAACGAACCAGTTGTCGCGTGATGCAACCGCCACAGAAATGCGGTTTTCCACCCTCTGCCGTTGCCCTGATATACTAACGTAGAGTCGAAGTAGCGGTCACTTATGACAATCTTCCCCGCCTTCAGCGCGGGCTTCAGAACTTCCTTGTAGTGCTGTGCCCGGTCAGCCTGATACAGGAACAGTTCTGTTGCCTTTGAAAGCTCCTGCTCTTTTGGTCGGGGAGTCAGGAGTATTTCCCGAATTTGCTTGCCCAACTCCGTTCCCCCGGGTTCTCGGGTAAGCACGACATCATATCCAGCGCTTTTCAGGTTCTCGTACAGCCGTTGGGCTTGGGTACTCTTACCAAGCCCTTCTGCTGTGCTTTCAAACGTGATGAAGATTCCCTTGGGTTTTCGCATGTTTCAGCGCTCCTTTCGTTCCTTTTTCAGCGGTGGGTTCCCACTATACATGGGTTTCCGGCAGAATTCTAACGGTACCCCTTCGCAATCTGCCGCACAAGCGTTTCGTAGAAGCGCGGAAGGTGCGGCTCGATGGCTTTCACCATTTGCGTGGCTACCTTGCCGATTTGCGGCTCCGCTTCCCGCCCATTCGGAGACAGCTCGGCGGAGCGCTGGCGGGCAACGTGCCATACCGAACGAAGATTGAAGGAGTGAACGGATTCCACCGCCCGGTACTCCCCAAGCCTGCGCCGCGCTTCCTGTCGTTTTGCTCCCCGCTCGATGGCGTCTACATAGCGTTGAAGGTCGTGCGCCACGTCCACTTCCACAAACTCCTTCCGAAGCTCTTCCGTGGTGCAATCGTCAGGGAAGATGATGGTCAGCCCGTGCTTTACGTAGTCCACGTAACGCCCGCTCTCGTAGTTCTTGGAGTGCCCTACCCGATAGCGGTTCATCTCTCCTTCAGTGGCGCGGTCAAAGATGCACTCGTAGACGAAACTCACCAGCTCCAGCGGTTCGCCGTGCATTTGCTCGAACCCGTATTTCTCCACCACGCCGGGCTTGCTCGGCGTTTTGTAGTTCTTCTCAAACGCCTTGACCAAGATGGCATCCATGGAGTACCCTTCCAGAAGGTCGATACAATGGGTCACCCCAATCAGGTGGGCTTGCGGCTCCACAGAAAAGATGCGGAGCGTCCTGCCTTTGTACTCCCATTCCTTTTCCAGCTTTTTGCCCCAGTCTCGTTGAGGCAAATTGCTTAAATCCAGCACACGAATACCCCCTTTCCTTCGGATTTCCCATGTCGGTTTTACCATTTTAGCATGGGAAATTTTCTTCGTCTCTACAAAGAGAAAGGCTTCGGAAGCGAATTCCGAAGCCAAAGTGTAGGTGGAGAGGAAGCCTTATTATTCAAAGTGAAGGAACTTCTCTTCGTAGTCTTCATACAGCTCCACCACGCCGTATTTCAATCTGAAGTAGCGAACCACCGGGGCGTGGGCGGGAACCAGTGACTTCAGTTCTTCCCGTTCGTAGAACCCTTCCATCCGGGACAGCTTGCCGATGATGTCCGGGTTGATTACCAACGTCTTGGGAACTTCCGAAGTCCAGAAAATGTAGTTTTCCATGAACTGCGTCAGGTCAGTAAAGAAGCGGTCAAGCAGTTCCTTTTCCAGCACGGGTGTCAGTTGGTCACCCACGGGTCAGCCACCCCTTCGCAAGGTACTCTTCAATCAGGGCTTGGGCTTCCACCCACGTAATAAAGCCCTTGGTTACAACTTCGTGACCGTCCACCCAGCGGTAGCCGCCTTCCGCCACCCACGCGCTCAGTGTTTTGCGGTTCTCATTCATCCGTATCACCACCCTTCACCACATCATATCTCACGAACGTGTAGCACTCCCCGGTCTTGCGCCCTTCGGAATCGTACACAGGCATTGTCTTTGTATCCAAGCCTACCACGTCCCGCTCATCCACGTCCACATGAATGTTCATGTACGGATAGTCCCTGCGCCCTTCCTTCGACACGCCCCACGCCACCCGTCCGGCGCGGTACTTCTCCAACTCTTCGGTGCTCATGTACATGTGAATTCTCATTCCTTGTCACCCTCCACCGCGTACCCTTGGTCGATGAACTCCTGAACCTTCCTTCCCACTTCTGCTTGAACCTTCACAGTATCCTGAACGCTCATAGTCGTTGCGCTCCCTTCGGAAGCTGGAATCGAAACCACCCATCAGGCGATTTCGATGCCAGCCAGTTTGTAGTAGTGCTCGTACGGCGCAATCATGTCGTAGGTTACATCCGTAGCCTCTTTCTTCTCCTTCTTCGGCTTCACGTAGGCGGTTCCATCCGGCTTGAACTTGATGTCCAGCGCGGTGTCCCATGTTGCACCGATAGCAGGCTCGGAGATGATGGGCATGATGTCGCTGAAGCCTTCGATGTGGCGCTCCATGACTTCCTTCATGAACCGGGCACCTTCGATGCCGTACTCCACGGGCACTTCCGCCTGAAGCTCGTCGTGGATTTGCATGATGAGCTTGAACCACTCCGGCGCTTCCCGCTTCATGTTCACCATGGCAAGACGGATAAGGTCTGCCGCGCTTCCTTGAATCGGCGTGTTCATGGCTTTGTTCTCGCCCTTCTGCCGCACCCACTTGTTCGGATGGTTGATTTCCGGGATGGGTCGGCGGTGCTTGAACATGGTCTCCACGTAGCCATTCTGCCTTGCGAAGGCAATCATGGACTGGGCGTACTCACGCACTCCGGGGAAGGTGTTCATATAGTCTTCGATGAACTGCGCCGCCTGCTCCACCGTCATGCCCATCTTCGGGTCTTTTGCCAGCCCGTACTCGGTCATACCATAAACTAACGTGTTCCCCATACTTTCGTATGGCACAGACTATACCTTCTAACGGTGAAAGTTCTTGTGAAGTTCGTGCCGCTTTGCATGACAGCTTCGACAAAGGACTTCAAGGTTTTCAAGCTCGTTATTTTTGCGATTTCCGTCTTTGTGGTGGACGCATATGTAGTGTTCGGAACCACACTCCATACAGTTTCTTCCGTAATGATCTAGCGCCATCTTCTTGTATGCGCCGATACCACTCTTCCATGCGTTGTTATTCTTACCAGCTTGATTGTACCCTTTCCGTTCGTAAGTCCTTCGGTGTCGCTCGGAACACCGTTTCCGGTTTAACTCCCGTTGACACCCTTCACAATACTTTTGTCTGTTGCTGTTCGGTTGATAGCTTGCACCGCACATGCTACAGACTTTCGGATTGCTCGTAACATTTTTCCTCATGCTACCACCCCTGCAATCCGATTTTAACACCGTTAGCCCACCGTGTAAACGAACTCGGTTGATTTGGCTTCGGAAGCCAGTCGGTTCGTTATAAGTCGTTACACTGGCTTGGGGAAGCCAGCACGGGATTGCCCACGGCTTTACGTTTGGGTTCCCCCGTTTTGAGTGGGTTTTACTTCGGCTCAGTTTACACTAACCGAAGTTGACCGCCTTGGCGCGGTAGCGGAACGGCTTGTATTTTTCTTTGACTTCCTCCACCGCACAGTCCAGCTTGAATACTTTGTGAGCAACCCAGCTATGCAGGTCGCCGCCGGAAGCCAGCGTCTTAATCATTTCCTTCTCGTTGGCGAACCACGCCAGCACCTTCAGCTCAATCTGGCTGTAGTCGGAACCGATGTACCACGTCAGCCCGGAGAGCTTCTTCTCCGTGATAATGTGCACGGGCTTCGTAAACGGGTTCAGGTGGCTGTAGTCACCGTTCGGGTCGTATATCGGAGCCACGAAGACACCCCGGATGCCCATGGGGTCGTTATCCGCCCGTGGGATGTTCTGAAGGTTGGGCTTTTTGGAGCTGTACCGCCATGTGGACACCAAGTTGATGTTGGTGTGGAGCTTGTCGGTGTCCGTGCGGCAGTACGGAAGCATGCCGTTGACGTAAGTAGAGAGAATCTTGTCGTACTTGGATTTCTCCTTCAGAATTTCCATAAACTTGCTGTCGCCGCTGTAGGCGTCAATCAGCCTGTCGATGGTCTTGGCGTCCGTGCTCGGCAAGCCCGTGGTCTTGGAGCGCTCGATGCCCCGGGTGTCCATCTTCAGAACGTGGTAGAACAGCCATTGCTTGTGTTGAACGGAACCCCAGTTGAAGGGCTTCGCGGTCTTGATTTCCAGCGCTACGTGCTCCCCGCGCCATGTGCCCATTCCGTACACCCCAGCGGGTACAATCACGTTGCCCTCATCATCCGTTCCGGTGACTTCGGAAGTAAGCTCAACCAGCGCATCGTACAGCAGGGGTTCCAGCCCTACCCAGCGGTCGGCTCCCGGCGTCCACTTGGCGATAAGCTCCCGCACCAGCGTGGCGTGTGCCGGGGTCTCTGGCTCCCCTTCCAGCCCTTCCAGTGCGATTTTTGCCACCTTCTCCATTCCCATCAGCTTTTCGCGGCTGATGTGCCAGCCCGCCAGCTCCATCTCCCCGACAACCATCATGTTTGGCACGTCCAGCTCGTACAGAACGTCCAGCAACCCTTCTGCTTCGCACATTGGCAACAGCTTGAAGTACAGCCCCAACGCCCAGTCGGCGTCTGAACAGCCGTAGTCGATGGTCGTTTTGTCCACGGGCAGTTCGTTGAAGGTGCGGTATCGGCTTTTCTTCTCCATCTTCGGAAGTCCTTTTTTGGCTCCCGACTTGTAATACTCCCCGGTAGGCTCTTCCCATTCCACCTTGCCGACAGTTTCCTTGAAGCTCTTGATGTCGTCCACATGGATGAGACCGTGCACCATGCCGTCTGAAGAGGCGAGAAGCGCCTTGGCGGACGGCTTCAGACCAACAATAACCTCCCAGCCATCGTTCGTCTCCTGTACCGTCTCGGGAAGCGCCAGCGCCTTGACCATAAGCATGGTGTCCATGATTTTGCGGGTTGAGGTCTTCGGAAACATGTCGATGCCCAACAGAAGGCTGATTTGATGCTCGAATTTGATGTTGTGGGCAATGATGAGCACGTCCGGGTGCTCCAGAACGGGCTTCAGGAAGTTTTCCACCAGCCATTCCTTATCCCAGTTGGCTCCGTAGTTGTCGTGCCCGACAGGCAGGTACACCGCCATGCCGATTTTGTACGCAACCGATGCCCCTACCAGTTCGTGGTCTTGCGGGTCGGTCGTCTCGTCGTCCGGGTCGCCGTCCGTCTCGTAGTCCAAGGAACAGATTTGCGCCTTGATGATTTCCGCCTTCAGCCACATGAGCTTATCCACGTCATGCTTGCCAAGCGCGATGTAGCCGTCCGGGATGGGCTTCGCAAGGACATTTGCTCCGCCCTTCAGAAGGGCTTCCGCCTGCCCCTTCTGGAGCCGTGGCGGCAGGACGATTTTCTTCTTCGGCGGTGCCATAATTGCTTGCTTGGCTTCGGAAGCAGGCGTATCCGCTACGCTCTTCGTGGCGGTTCTCGGCGCGGGCTTTCGCGGGAACTTCTCCATCGTTTTCTGGATTTCTGCCTCCACTTGCGCCGCCTGTGCGTAGTCTTCCGGCGTACCGATGGGCGGCATGCCGATGGATGCCCCGTAGGATTGTTCGTACTGCTCCTTTGGCGTTTGTACCTGCACGGGAGTGTTCTTTCTCGTCACTCCCACCAGTCTTTCGCTGTTGAGGGGGCTACCACCTTCCGAAGCTCTACCACTTTTTTGCTCCGCTATCTTTTTCTTCAGCTTCGCCAAGCTCACACATACCAGCTCCTTATCTCTAATCAATTCCACCAGCACGTCCCCGTGACAGTCGTGCGGCTTGCAAAAACAGCCCAGCGTCTTTCCTTCCAGCTCCGACAGCGATTCCAAAAGCTCCGGCTGGGTCAGTATCCACTCCCGGTACTTCCGAATCGCTTCCTCCCGAGACTTCACCCGGTACAGCGCCTTCGTCCCCGCTTTGTGGGAGAATGGGTTCCCCCATTTACTCCCGCGCCCTATGTACACGTCATAAGGCTGTAAGCGAAGGTTCACAACACGGGTGGTCATTGAATCAGTCCTACAAGCCTGTCGTTCGCCCATCGTGGTGGTGCGGATACGGCAGGTTGTTTTTGTACCTGCCCGCCCGGAAGTGCTCCAGCATAACATCATAACCGTTCATTCTCCACACACCCTCTCCAGATATTTTTCCCTTAGCTCCAGCATGCGCGGCGTTGGCATGTAGTACTTTTTGGATTCCCGCCGCACCAGCCCGTGCTCCCGGAACTTCTTCAGTCGGTGCAAAATGGGCTTGTCATGATAGCCAAGGTCATTGTAGATGTCTTGGGCGGTACATATCCCTTGGTTGCACAGGTACAGGATGAGCTTCCGGGTGATTTCCTTGCTCTCCTTCTTCGCGGTCGGGTGGAGTGTTGCCCGGATGAAGAGCACTTCCTGCACCGTCAACGGCTGTAATTCCTTGTGCTGGGAACCAATCGCCTTCAGCTTTTCACACTTCTGCTGGTACTCGGAAAGGATTTCCAAAGGCGTCTTCACCGTGTCCGCTCCTTTCTTCGGTATGAGTTCGTACTGTATGCTACAAGTATAACCAAACGTGAACAACTTTACAAGGAGGAAAAGGAGCCAATCACTTGGCTCCTTTTCCCAACTGCCGCCGGGCGGCGTAGACTCTTCCTATCGCTTCCCGTAGCAAAGGCTCCGTAATACCGTTTTCCTCCTGCTTGCGGTAGACGGCTTCCATAAGTGATTCCGCCATGCGAAGCGCTTCCACCGGGCACAGCTCGAACTCCGGCTCCCCGGACACCTTGGAAATGAGCTGAACCACTTCCGTGCACCCGTGGTCACATATTAGGTAGTCCGGGTACTTCGCACCTTCCCGTGGAATGGTTCGGTGCTCCCAGCCGCTTTGGAAGCCGCCTACCTTCGGAAGGCTATCGTCTTTCTCTATAACCATACCCCACCAGCTCCTTTACGTGTTCAAGTATTCAATGAACTTCGGAAGCTTCCGAAGCCCTTCCCGCGTCCGTTTAATCATGCTGTGTTTGGTCAGAATGTGCAGACGTGTGTTCACCTGTGAGCGGTCAAAGCCTAGCATGTCGATAATCTCAGCAGGCTTCAGGATGTCGTTCCGGCGGAACAGCTCCAGTATCTCCTGCGATATCGTGGCGTTGTCGCCAAAGTCCAAGTCCTCCAGCGCCTTAGTGACCGTAGCGCGTTCCTCTTCGGTCAGCTCAGACTCTTCCTTCGACTTGGCGCTGTACACGTCTAGTCGGGCGTTCTTGTTGTCGTAGACCACTTGGATGAAGTCCACCACGTAGTCTACATGCTCCGGTGTCACAACCACCTTTTCGTGCGTCTCATCGGTGCTGTGCACCAGCGCCGCCAGCGCAATCGACATACGCGCCAGCTTCTTCCGAAGGTCGGCTGGTTCCATGAGCGGAATGTCTTGGGCGTATCCGTACTTGTCGGAAAGCTCATCTGCCCGCTTCAGGATGCGCTTCATGGATTTGTCGGGAATCTCAATCTGTTCCGGCTTGCGGCTCCACGCCCACAGAATGGAGTTGCGGAGCGCTTCCGAACTGATAAGCTGGGTCTTCGGCTTCTCGTACTCGGTGTTGAGAAGCGACTTCGGAATCTCACCGGACTGGAGAAACACCGCCAAGTCCAAGCGCCGGATGTCCGCCGGGGAAGCGAACAGCGGCTTCAGGGATTCCACCCCGTGGGTGAAGTGCGAAAGCGTCCGGCGGTTCGCCGGATTTGTCAGAAGAATCAGGCGCACACGGGCATTGGTCTCGGTATTCACCGTGCGGTCTACCCTCAGAATCCCCGTGGTGCGGGCTTCCGTAATCTTCCCGAAGTCCTCCGGGTTCATCTCGCTGTATTCGTCAATGGCAAGGAGCTTGCGGTCAGACAGCGGATATTTTCCCCATGTGATGAACCAGCGCTCTCCCAACTGCTCCAAGCGATACACCAACCCGGTACGGCTGGAACCTTCCCCGGACACCATGTTCCCCACGCCTGCAAACTCCATGATGTTGTTCACAAGCTGGGTCTTCGCCTGCCCGGAGTCACCCACCAAGATAATCTCCATCCAGCCGCGCTTTTCCATCTGCCCTTGGAAGTAGTAGTGCAAGCAAGAGTGGTAGGTCATGAGGGTCGCCAAGTGCGGCTCAAAGCGCTCCCGCACGAAGGTTACGTTATTTACCAAGTCGTCGATGATGAGCGTCACCCGGTCGTCCAACTCTTCGCCCGGTGCCACTTGGAACACTTTGAACTGCTCGATGATTTCCGGGGTCAGCTGGAACTTGGAGATACTGTCTTCCTTAGGCGTGTGTTTCTGGCTCAGAATGGTCGCCATGGCATTGCGCGGGTGGCTGTAGACGTACCCTTCAATCTCGTAATGCTGGTTTGCCGCCGGGATTTGGTCGGGCTTGCCCACGGCGTAGATTTTCCGGCTGACGTACTCGTTTCCGTCTTGGTCTACTTCGGAAGTCGTTCCGTCACTGTTCTTCACCGTGTTCACCCGGTCAGCCATCGGAACCACCAAGAGTTCGGTCACGTTTTCCGTCTCCAGCACTTCGGATTGTACCTTTTTGCAGGACGCATGGCTGTGGTGGAACAGGATGCCCTTCATCTGCGCGTCATTTTGGTTGCAGGCTTCAATAAGGAAGCGCTCGTTTTCATGGAACTCGCGCTCGTACAACCCGGAGTAGTCGTGCATGATGCAATCCTTGTCGCAAAACGGCTCATGGTGGCACACATACCGTACCTTCTTCGGTACGATATAGGGAGTGTCCATTTTACCGCTCACCAAAGCGTCGAAGGCAACTTTCTTGCCCGTCAGGTCAGCATTGGCGGTCTTCGCAAGGTGCATGCGCTCGGCTGGCTCTTGGTCAATGGCGTGGTCTTCATGTGCCGGGCATGCCCTTCCCGCGCACGGCACCGCTTCGTAGTCCTTGCCCTTGCGTTCCCCGTGCAGGGAGCGGATAAACGCACAGCCAAAGTGGTACTTGTCGTCGTTGTAGATCGTCTTCACGCATGAAATGGTGGACGCTCTCACTTCGGAAGGAGAACTGGAGGTCATGGACTTCGGAATCTTCTCCGCCCACTTCGTCAGAATTTCGCACGTCTCCTGAAACGGCGTTCCGATGTCCTTGTAGTAGGATGCCAGCGCCATGGTGGCTTTGTTGCGGTCGCCGCTCTTCAGGATGCCGCGCTCCAGAATGAACTGGACGCACACCGGAACGCCCTCCATCTTCGCCAGCACTTCATCCTTCAGGGTTGCCCGCTCCGCCTGAAGCTTCTCGGCTTCCTCCCACGCCCGTGCGTTTTTCATGTACCACTCATATGCCATCTCGTTCAGGTTCAGCTCGATTTGGTCGGGCGGGTACAGGTCTTGGCGCGGCGCGGTGGCGATTCCATTCTGACGGTCGATAATCTTCCGAAGGTCGCCCTTCAATTCGTGGTGGTACAGCTCCACCTTGAAAAGCCCGCTCTTGTGGTGGATGGAGTTGACCATCCGAAGCATGCGCCCGTGTCCATAAATGGAACCTGTGTCCAAAGAGCGAAGCCCAAGCTGACTTTCCAAGTACACGGCAATGAACTTGAAGATGCGGTGCAGATTCTTGTCCGGCTTGATGCCCAGCACAATCGGGTCAACCAAGACATGGAATCCCTTGGAACCGCTGAAGTAGACGCGAATCTCGTCCTCCGAAAGCCCAAAGCGCTCGGTGAAAAAGTGAATCAGCTTCACGGCGTCCGCCCGGCTGGTTTCCAAGTTCTTCAGCCATATAAATTCCTTCAGGTCGGAATTCTCTTCCACAAACTGGTTCAGCCTTTTGCATATGTCGTCCGGGATGGGGATGCCCATTTCATAGTTTTGCAGATAGGCATACAGCTCTCCCGGGAGGTACGGTTGCAACTCCAGCGCTTTTACCAATCCCTCTTCGACAAGACCGTTTACTGGCGGATTCTTGGAAAAGTCCTTGGACAGCAGACGGGAGCTGTCAATGTCGAAGAACAGCGGGGCATACATGATTTCGCCGCCGCCTTCCTGCCGTACCTTGTTACGGTAGCGCTGGACGGTGTTGAACACGTTGTAGTTGTTGTGCTGGTTCTTGAAGTCGTCCAGCTTGTCAATTTCCATGCGTACCCATTTGGTTCGTTGCCCGGTCTGCGGATTGATATGGAAGGCGTCCACATACTTGAACTCTTCCAGCTTCAGCTCGTTCTTCTTGCTTCTGCCCATATTCGGTTTCCCCCTGTAGTGTTACTTCCGTGCTGGCACTAGATTCGCCACCCAACGTCCAAGGGATTCCCGTATGGTCGAATACGGACTTCCGAAGCATAGGCGGTTCCTTACGGAATACGTTCTGCTCATGGCGTTTTCTTGGGAGCTGTCTTGTGCCATTCACGGAGCCACTTCGATTGTAATGTCTTTGATGAAATAGAGGAAGCCCGGTAGCTCCGGGCTTCGGAAGTGTTGCCATCCAGTTCGGTATTCATGTTGTGGGCTGGTTTCCCGGTCTCCAGCCCGTGTACAGCCAGCCCATCCTCTTACGGCTGTACGCCCCTTCGCCCAGCTTGCTTAAAACTGCTTGGCTTCGGACGTTTTGATGTTAAGCGGCTGACCATCCATGCTGAAGGCTTCGAACTCCACCCGGCTGTAGCGGTTCTTGCCGTCCTTGGAGGTTTGGCGGCTGACCGTCATGCGGGTGATAACCTGCCCCACGCCGTAGCCTGCCTGCGCCAGCTTCTTGATGTAGTCGATGAAGTTCATGGCGGAAGTGGTGGACAGCGTTTGGATGTACTCGGTTGGTTCTTCGTCGTCTTCGCCCTGCTCGAACCAGCGGATTTCGAACTTCAGCTTGTAGCGGTCGTCCAGCTTGGTGTCGCTGTTGTGGAAGACTTTGTTCTCGCCGGATTCGTCCACCCATTGGTAGAAGCGCTTGCCGTAGCTCACCACAATGTCGATGTAGTCCACCAGCGTGTTGGACGACTTGTACAGGAATTGCGTACCGTCCACCGTGACGTAGTTTCCGCCTACGCCAAGGTCGTCGATGCCTTCCAGTACGCCAGCGTTCATCTGCGCCAGTTCGTTTGGCTTCACCGGGGTGCCCACAGCGGTGGCTTGGGGTGCTACTGCCGGGACGCTTGCTTGTTGCGGTGCCGCTTGCTCTGCCTTCGGAGCTTGCGGTGCCGCCTGCGGTGCCGCTCCTTGTGCCGGGTTCGCGCCTACAGTTTTCGTTGCTTTCAGTGCCATCTTGCATCAGACTCCTTTACACAGGTTTGTTTTGCTATCCAAACAGGTTGAATATTGGCTACCCAGCCCGTTCAGTCTAGCGTAGGAAGTTCAAAGCATGAGCGGTACCCATTTCATTGGACAGCGTAAAGCGTGAGCTTCCCGGCTTACGTCACTTACCGTACTCTTTTGTCGGCTGTCCCGAACTTCTTACCCGACAGGAGCCACCGTTCCTCCCGGACAAGTCAACGGGGTGGTCGTGGTTGTTCAGGATGCGGACAGGGTTGCTTTGAACTCCTTACGCTAGGCTGAACCTTATGGTTCCAGCCCTTGCTTTGCCAAAAACTCTTGCAGACCGCTTATCGGAAAACGCCGGATGCGGTGTTTCCCATTGGGGTTGATATCCGTAAACGGGATTTGGAATTCGTCCAGTACCCGGTAGAATGTGCTTCTGCTCTTACAAGGGAACCCCTTGCTACTCAGGTAATCCATTGCTTCCTGCATGGTCAACATTCTATCGGACGCTGGCGCTGTTGTGGGTTTCTTCTGCGGTGTAGCCATTCCGTCCAACTCCTTTCGTTGTGCTCCATGCCTTTATGCTACTCATTTTAGACCAAGTTTATACGTGTGTCAACAACTTTGAACAAAATTTTCTTTCCGCGCTCACCACTCCTGCTTCGGATTGACCGTCAGGCGCATTTTCAACTGCTCCACCGTAGTATTGTCATGAATGATGTCCGGCATGACTCGGAAGGGAAGGAACCCCTTCCCTTCCACCACGCGCTTCCGAAGCTCTTCCTTTGCCTGCTCCACCATGTCGTGCCAACTATCGGTCTCCCGGACTTCCACCAGCACTTGGATGGTCATAGCCACCACCGCCCGGTTCCCGGTGGGCTGGGGAGCTACCAGCTCCCCCACACCGATTTCCCCCATGTCCTTACGCATGTTACCCACCGCCTACAGAAGGTCTAACAGCTCTTGCGGGCTGTTGAAGAGCTTTCTCATCATAGCTTCGTCTTCATCCACCACCGCTTTGAACAGCTCCCGCTTCCGCTCCAAGATAAGCGCCTTCCGCTCTTCGTAGGTGCCCCGTGTGCGGAGGTTGATAGCCGTCACCGCGTTTTTCACGCCGTTGCGGTGGCACCGGGAGTAAATCTGCTCCATCTTCTGCGGGTTGAACAGCTCGTCGAAGCACACCACATAGGAGCCAGCCGACAAGTCCAGACCGTAGTTCCCGGCGGTGGTCATGAGTACGCACTGGATGCCTCCGTTTTGGAAGCCGTCTTGAATAGCCTTCGTCTCGGCGGGCTTCATGCCGCCTTTGACGTACCCAATCTGCTCCTTCCGAAGCAGGTTTTCTTGGAGCCATTGGTACAGGATGTCGGTCATTTCCTTGTACTGGCTGAAGAGCACGAACTTGTTGCGCTGTGGGTTGATTTCCGTCAGAACATCCAGCAGGTTGTTGAGCTTACCGGATTCCACAGGCAGGGAATCGTCCTCCACCACCTTCCGAAGCAGGGCAGGAGAGTCACACACCTGCTGACAACGGGTGATTTGTGCCAGCACTTCCATGTAGGAGAAGTCCCCGGTCTTCATGTTCTGAAGGATGCCCGCCTTCACCTGCTCATACAGCTTTGCCTGCGCCGGGGTCATTTCCACCCAGTAGTCTTGGATGGTCAGCGGCGGCAGGTCAGGGAGCGCTTCCGCTTTTGTCTTCCGAAGCATGATGGGTGCAATGCGCTTGTTCAATTCGTCCATCATCTGCGGCTTCGGCGCAATCGGGTTGCCGAAGTAGTCCAGCTCTACATAGCGGTCAAGGAACTTGTAGTAGTTGCCCAACAATCCCGGGCGGCAGAAGTCCACCAGCGTCCACAGCTCTTGAATGTTGTTTTCCAGCGGCGTTCCAGTGCCCAGCACCTTGCGCCCGGCGGACTTCAGCTTCTTAATCAGGTTTTTGGTAGTCTGCGCCTTCGGATTCTTGATACGGTGTGCTTCGTCCAGTATGACCATCCAGCGGTGGTCAATCGGGGGGATGATGTCGTAGTCCCGGAGGAATAGCTCGTAGTTCATAATCATCACCCGGGTGCCAAACATCCATTGCTGGTACTGCACCGCCCGGAGCTTCTGCCCGGTCAGCTTTTCCTTCGTGCCATCGTCCCACTCCACGACTTCCCGCTTGTCGCCATCAATCACGATGTAGTCCAAGTCCGTCCACTTCCGAACCTCTTTTTCCCATGTGGCGTATTTCAGGGGTGACGGGCACACCACCAAGATGTAGTCGATGATGCCTTTCTGAATCCACTCCAGCCCGGTTGCCAAGCTGGTCAGGGACTTCCCAAGCCCCATGTCGAACGCCAGTATGGCACCTTCGCCGTCCTCCAGCGTATCCAAAAACGCCTTCCCTACCGCTTGGTACGGGTACAGGGTGCCCTTCAGCCCTTTTACCTTCCGGCTCACCTTGGATTCATCTATGGTCTTCAGCGCCACCGCTCTTTGTTGCCGCTCTTGCAAGGCTTGGAACGTAGCCACCACTTCCGGGGAAAGCTCCAAGCTGGGGAAGATGCGCTTTGCGTCCGCAACAGACTCAATGGGGAGTTCCCAGCGCTTGTTCTTCTTATCCCACTTGCTCCCGGCGATAGCCTTAATCATGTCCTTGTAACTGTAAGTGTTGCCTGTGAAGTAAACCGTCTTTGCATCTGCCAACTGCAAACTGACTGTGCTTGCTCTCATGGTATCCGCTCCTTTTCGCTACCTGCTTTGTTTTCGGGGTGAACGCTCCCCTTCATTCCCACTATACACAGGCATCTTTTATTTTTCTGAAGGCTGGTCGTACGACTTCACAATCTCCAGCACCTTCAGAAGGTCTTCCGAAGAAAGACGGCTGAAGTCGTAGTCATTCAGGTACCGAATGGCGTTCTTACGTGCCTGCTCGGCTTTGAACGCTTCGTCAACCGGGAGCAGGCATCGGTATGAATAGTCGCCGCGCCCTCTTCCGTTGGAATAAAACAGCGCACCATCTGCCAAGCGGAACATGCCCGTTGGTGTGATTTTGGCGATTTTCGTGACTGTCCACAAGCGTGAAGAACCCCAACTATTGCGGTCATATCGAACTTCGTCGCCTACTTTCAGGCTCCGAAGCCATTCTGCGTATTTTTCCCGTTCTTCCGGGCTACCCAGCGGATGCACTTTCACCAGCTCCTTTCTTCCCGTTTAGTATACCACAACTTCGAACAAACATGAACAAGTGAAGACAAGAAAACGCTGGAACTCAGTCCAGCGTTATCGTTGCCGTTATTTCTACGTACTCCAGCGGTTCGTCGGCACAGCGCCTTGGAGTCTGTCGATGATGGGCTTCCGAAGGTGTTCCATCATCCCAGCCCTTCTTCATCGTCGTGCGCGTACGGAGAGCTGAAGTCCGGCTTTTCCTCCAAAAACTCACAGCGCCACACGTAGGTCTTGCTGATGAAGTCCAATTCGCTACGGGTGCGGTATTCGAAGTCTTCCGTCTCTTCCACTACACTGGCAAGAACGTAGTGGCTAACCGTCTCCTGATACAGGATGCCGATGATGGATGGCGGCATGGAACTACTCTCGGTCTGCTTCTCCAAGTGAAGCTTCACCCACGGTTTTGATGTCTTCTGTGCTTGTTGAGTCATTGGTACCAGCTCCTTTTTCTTTGGTCAGTCTCGGAGAGCGCCCCACCAGCGTGAGCGTCCATTCCAGAAAGTCCGGGTGCCCTTGTTCCAGCCCGTACGTCTCCTGAATTTCCTGCATCACCTTGGTGTACGTCTCACGGTCAACAGTAAGGGTTCTCGGGTTCTCCGGGACGTACCCGAAGAGTCTTGTCATGAACTCATTATACGCCCGGTCTACAGTGCCGTCCATGCTGTTCACTCCTTGTTCCATAAGTTATTTTCCATCCGTGTGTGGTAGTCCCTGTCTGATATTCCGCAACCTGTGCACTTATTGTATCCCGTATAGGAGAACAGCCGGAACTTCTGCCAGTCGCCGCAATAAGGGCACCACAGCGCGTCCTTTGTCGGAGGCTTTGCTCCGGGCGGCTTCTGCTGTATTACGCCCTTCGGAAGAGCGTCCGATTGCAGGATGGTCACGAAGTCATTGTAGGGTGCATCTTCGTTCAGCTTTTTCCAAAGTTCCATCCGGGCGGTCAGGGACAGCTTCAGCATCTCCAGCCGGGTCAGTTGTCCGTCCTTTTCGGTGAAGGGGTCGGTGAACTTCTTTGGCGGTCTCGTAGGAGGGAGTCCAAGTCCACCGCTATCGGCTGGCTGTTGGTCGGGAACAGCAAGCTTCGGAGCTTCCTTGCCCGTTCCGCTCGTTCGCGGTACGCTTGGCTGTTTTGGCGTCTTGTTCTTCGGCGCTTCCGTCTTGTCACGGGTATCTTCCTCCTTATTCGGCTTCGGAAGCTCCACCTTCAGCGGCGCGGGCGGCTTGGGTGGTGCAGGTGCCTTCGTAGGCGGAGCTGGCGGATTCGCCTTCGCCGTGGGCGGTGCAGGTGCCTTCATAGGTGGCGTAGGCGGCTTCGGTGGGAGCTTCGGCGGCACCACAGCTTTCGGCGGTGTAAATGGCTTGACTGGTGCATTACCAGCGCTTGCTGGTGAAGTCGCTGGTGTTTTCCTCTTCAGAACGGTCATGACAGGTTCCTCCTTGCACAGATTGGTAATTCGACAGGGTGGCATGCGTGTTGAATGAATCTTGGATATGGATGTGCGTCTCTTCGTGATGGTGGTAGTGAATGGGTGTCTTCCTGCCCGGGTTCGGAAGCACCCAAGACAGGAAGACAATGCCCAGCAAAATAAGCGCCAGCGCCATCATGACGCAAATACCACACGCCTGAATTCGTCAATCGCTTCCCTCGCCATCTTCCGCTGGTTCCGGGTGCTGGGCGTGTGCTCATACTGGCTTCCGGCATGGATATCCTTCACCACGTCCTGCTTGGTATCCCACAGGAGGATGTCCGTTCCCCGGTAGCTAAAGATGAATGTGTTGGGGTCTTCCGGTGCAAGACGTACCTTGTGGTTCCCTCTTTCGCACATGCCGAACCGTATGGCTTCCACCATCATCCGTGACCGGGACTTCCGAAGCGGAAGGAACGGGAGAAGTGCCGGGAACCGCTTCAGGTACTCCACCGTTGTCTTGCGCTCCGTACCTGCAAACATCCTCTCGGCAAGCTCCCGATGCGGGTCATTGTAGCTTGACCCATAGGTTTCCGCGAACTTCAGGGCTTTGTACAGGCGGCGCTGTTCCGGGTTCAGACTGTCCCGAAACACCTTTTCCTTCTCCATTGCCTGTTGCAAAGCCGGGTTCATTTCCGGCTCTTCCTCTTCGTTCAGGGACGCCAACACCTTCAGTTCCACTTGGGAGTAGTCAAACAATTCCATCCTTATCCAGCTCCTTTCATCGGTTGTAGGAAAGGGCTTCCTCTTCGGAAGCCCATCCTCATCTTACCCTTCGTTCGGCATCACGAACGTCCCGGCGTTGAAGTCAATTTTGTACTTTTTGATTCGTGCGGATACCGTGGACTGTGCCACTCCAAGGCGCTCCGCCACTTTCCTAACCGTTCCCAACTCCCGGTACAGGTCGATGATGTCCTGCGGGTTCTCTACAGAATATGCGCGGGGCACATCCGGGATGCTCACAACAGGGTTGGCTTCCATAGGTTCGTTATTTTCCATAGGTTCTTTCTCCTTCGGTTCATCCGCCGCTACCACCGGGAACGGCACCACTTTTCCCTTGGTCTTGGCTGGTTTGGCGGTCTTTTTCTTGTCTTCTGCTTCCGTGCCCTTTTTGTCGGTGGTCTTCTTGGAATCGGGTTTCTTCCTAGCTGGCTTTTCAACAGGCGCTTCCTCCACTTCCTCCACATGCCCAGCGTCCGGGTTGACTTCGGAAGTGTTGTAGGCTACCCAGTAGCGATAGCCCCACTGGTAAGCGTTGTGTCCTTTTTGGTAAATACCTTCCTCCAGCTCCGTGACCGGGTGCTCGTTGCGCTCCGAGTCTCTCAGGTCTTCGATGAAGGCGTCTTTCTTCTGCTTGGTCTCGAAGCGCTCGAAGTAGCGGTACTTTTGCTTCATCAGGTCATGCACAGCATCCGTGTTTGGCTTCTCAACGTGAGACATGCTGACTTCGATAACCTTGCCGCCCTTCTGAATCTCCACAAAGGGACGCCCGCATACCATGCACTGGGCATGAATCACACGGGTTGACCATATGGTGACCGGGTACCCGTTAGACGCAACACACCCGCATGTGAATTTGCGGTTGTAGGACTTCGGCTCCGGCATCTTGGCAGGGTTGCCGTAGCATTTCGCCCCGATAGCCGGGATGCCCACCACCGCCGCCATTTCTTTGAAGTCCTTGTTGTGCCATTCCTTCGGGCGCTTCTTCTGCTTGGCTTCCGCATAGGTGATGTTGCCAGTCTCGTCACGCCGCGCCATCCGGATGGTCTTCAGCTCTTCGGAACCCTTCGGAGCGTACAGAATTTCGTCCTGCCACTGGTGAATCATTTCATGCTTCAGCGTCTCCAGAATCCGTTCCTCGGTGTTCAGGGCAATGAAGTTGCGGTTAAAGCGAATGTGGTTCTTGACCGGGATGTTGTTCTCGCCGTAGGTGTAGTTGCCCAGCGTCCGGTTATCCAAGCGCTCAATCGTGATGAGCGGGATGGACAGCTCCCCATTGAAGAATTCCTTGTTGAACTCATCGTGCTTCCGATACAGCAAGGCAATCATGTCGTTTTGCGTGGTCAGGAGCGCCTTCAGCGCCTTTTTCACTTCCTCCTGCGACACTTCGATGATTTCCTGCTCAGAATGGTCGTCTTCGGCGTCCGGCTCTTCCTCTTCATCATCATCTTCGGAAGCATCTTTCTGTGCTTCAGGCGTTTCAGGCGTTTCAGGCGTTTCAGGCGTTTCAGATTCCGGCTGTTCCGGCACTTCTGGCGCTTCTTCTGTAGCGTCAAACAGCCCATTGTCCGACAGCCCGTTTACGAAGCAGGCAATGATGTACGCCTTCAGGCTCATGCCTGCGTTCTTCGCCTCCTGCTCCGTGTCCGCTCCTACCATGCCCGGAAGGTACATCTCGACGTACTCCCGTGCCGCCTGCATATTTTCCTCCGGGATGGTGTACCCTTCCTGCTGGATACCCTCCAGCACGTCTTCTACCGTCAGTGTCACCGTGCTTTTCTTTCTTGCCAGCTTTGCCATTGATACCAGCTCCTTCATCAAGTTTTGTTTGTGGTGGACTTCTCCACCTGTGACGGGCTTGCACTCTTACTATACATCGGCATCTTGCAGAATTCTAAAGCTCGGAATCATTTTCCATGTTTACCAGCTCCTTTGGTGGGGTCTTCACCCCTATAGTATACAACGGTGGACAAGCATATTCATCTGCGAACATTTGCCGACAAGTTCCGGGAAATAATCAGATTATTTCCAGAATCGAGCATCACCGCCTTTCCCGGGGATTTGCTTCATGAAAAAACCCCAATTACGTAGCAGTTGGTACGGAATACGGGGTGTCACACAAAAGAAAAAGGGGGTGGGGGTCTGAAAATTTATTTTTGCCCTTCCCGATTTTTTATAAATTTTTTCAGCGAAGAAAAAATTTCAACGTGTGACATCGACTATTCCGTACGAACTGAAACGGAATTCGCATTTTCTCATACAATTTAGGTTTTGGGTTTGGTAAGCTATCTGAAAATTCAGATAGCTTACCTTTTCTTGCCTTTCGGGCTGGAAACTTTGCTGTGGTTGGGAGTCTCCAGCACTTCCTCCACTTGCGACTTCGGAACCCATGCTTCGAACTTCTGATTGTGTAGCTTCCGAATGAACTGCTCTCGGATTTTCTGGCGTTCGGCTTTGGAGGCGCGAAGAACACCCTCCGGGTCGTAGGGGATGCCCGCTTTCTCCGCGCACGTCTCGCCCATGCCCGTGATTTGGGAAGCAGGTTCGGTCAGCTCTTTGCCACAGCGCACACACCAGCACATGTTCACCAGCATGTCAGCGTGACCGTGGATGAGGTACGCTTTCGCCGTCTCTGCTATCACCTTCCCGGTGATGATGCGGCTGTCCAGCCCGTGGGTCTTCATGAACCATTGCCGGATTTTCAGTGTGATGGTGCGGGCTTCCTGTGGGTTCGCCTGCGCCTTCGGTTTGTCGTTGGCGGTGAACTTCCGAAGCGCGTTGACCATGTTCTCGGTCAGTGTTTGCCCCTGCATCAGCCGGGTGCCCATGTTGTGGATGAACTCGTAAGCCCCTTGGCTCATGCGTACTGTACCTTTCGGATAGCCGTCCATGACTTTCTCGATGTAGAGCATGAACTCTTTCCGCTGTGCTTCGATGAGCGCCTTGTGCGCGTCCTCTTCCTTCCGTGCTTTCGCTTGCTTGGCTTCCGCTTCCTTTGCCTTCCGCTCTTCGTGTGCCTTCACCATGTCTTGGTAGTTGCGATTTGCTTTCAGTGCCATTTCAACCAGCTCCTTTGGATTTGTTTTGGGAGCTGTGGGTTCCGCTCCCTCCTTCATTTTCACTATACACAGGCTTTCCGTAAAATTCTAACCAACTTCCGAAGCAAATATGCAGGCATAAGAAAACCCCGTGGACAGGGGAGCACACGGGGTTTTGTCGGGATAGCTTGTGAATAGCTTGTGAATAGCTTGTGAATAGCTTGTCAGGTGGTGCGGCTGGCAGATTACCGTACGGCTTCTTTGAAGCTCTTGCCGGGTTTGAACTTCGGAACCTTCCGGGCTTCGATGAGAACTTCTTCGCCCGTTTGTGGGTTGCGTCCCTTGCGCTGTCCGCGCTCGGAGGTTCCGAAAGAGCCGAAGCCCAGCAGTTCCACTTTTTCACCACTGGCAACGGTGTCGATGATGATGCCGCTGGTCTGTTGGCTTCCGAAGATAGCGCTTACCGCTTTCTCGGAATCCTTCTTGGTCAGACCGGATACTTCTGCCACTTTCGCAATGAGTTCCGCTTTGTTCATCTTAGCACTCTCCTTCAAAATGGTATGATTTGCTATGCTTCTGGACAAACAATAACAAATGTGTACAAGCTTGTCAACAAGAAAAAAGAAGCTCATGGCATAACAGCCAAGGCTTCCGTGCAGGATGTTAAATGATGTTGTTTTCTTTGGACTTGTAGATGGTGTAGCCGAACAATACGAAGGTCACCACGTCCACGGCGGTTTCGAATGTGCTCTGCTGAATTCCGTACCCTTTGGCTTCAAGGCACTGATACAGCAGGGATGCTCCGAACAAAAGGACGTGAGGCTGTTTGGCGCGTTGGTAAATCTCCACCAGCTTTTCCCGTACTTTTTCCATGTCATTTCACCACCTTCAAAATGTTCTCGAAGAGCGCCTGCACATACTCAGGCTTCGGAACCACTTTACCATCCATCACGTCTTCCCAGTACTTCGGGCTGTTGATGATACCTTTCGCGGCAATTGCTTCCGAAAGCGCCTTTGTATGGTCGTAAGCTGGCTGTGCAGGCTTCGGAACCGGGGTGGATTCCGGCACGTACGGAACACCGAAGCCTCTACAGATGCCTTTCGCAATCTCTTGGGCACATTCCTTGCGGTATTCTTCCTTCAGCAGGTACGGCGCGTCATGGCGGGAATCCATGAAGCCACACTCCACCAAAACAGCGGGCATCTTCGTATTCTTCAGAACATACAGCCATGTACCGTCCTTCACGCCCCGGTCAGCCATCTTGGTTCCCTTCATCAGCTCTTCGTGAATCAGCTTGCCAATCCGCAGGCTGTCCCCGCTTGTCCATGCGAAGGTTTCAATACCACCGTGGTCGCCCCAAACGCCTTTCGCGGCGTTGGCGTGGACGGACACATACAGGTGTGCTCCGGCTTCGTTTGCCCGCTTGCATCGAGTGGACAGCGGCACGTCCGTGTCTTCAGGAGCCACCAGCACGACTTTGAAGCCACAGCGCTCCAACTCCACCTTCAGATAACCCACCACAGCCCGGTTGAACTCGTTTTCCTTCATCACTTTCCCATCCGGGAAGGCTGGGGTGCGTTTTCCCGGTGTTTCCATCCCGTGACCATCATCCAGCGCAATGATGTACACGCTCATTCACTCCTTTCCAGTAGGCGCTTTACATCACGAACCCGGTCATTGGTGTCCTTTAGCAAGACGCTGTTCTCCTTCATAATCCCAAGAGCCTCCCGCTGGAACTCCAGCTCCCGCTCGTAGGATTTTTCGAAGACCGCTGAAAGTTTCTCGTAAGCTTGGGTGTTCCGCTCCAGTGCTTGGGCGCTGGTCAGTTGCGCTTCGGTGCTTTTGCTCCATTGCCCCATGACCAGCTTGAACATGAAGAAGAACACCACAAGTGCCACGACACCTATCCCTAGTTCACCAAGCTTTGCCCAATCCACTTCAATAGGCATAGTCGCTTCCCCCTGTCTTGGTAAACTATACCCAGCTCTCAGTCGTCCTCTTCGGAAGCCTGTCCCGTCATTCAACTCTATTTATAACATGGATTGTCAGGTATTAGTAGCGGTTGCGTGTAGACTTCGGAAGCGATTTCCAGTGGGTAAACTTCCAGTAGTTCCGCTGGCGTTACATTTCCGACAGGAGGGCAATTTTCGGTCTTCCGTGGCACTCCGACTTGATAAAACACCCGGTCAATCAGCTCGGAGCACACCAGCTTGTTTGCTTGGTTAAACAGCGGCGCGTTCCACTTGAACAGAAGGCGGAAGATGAAGCCAATAATCTGGAGGTAGTCATACCCCATCCCTTCGTAACGCTTGGCGTACCACTGAATTGCCTCCTTCTGAATGTCGGTCAGCTTCGGAAGTCGATAGATGGTATGGTGCTCCCGGTCAGGTCTGAATTTTCGAATCCGGGTTTTGATAAAGCGGTCGGCTTCGATGATTTTCCCGTCTCCCACGTATAGCCCAACGTGTGTGAATTCGGATTTGGTGAGCGTTTGGATGAGCCAAGAAATGGGAGACGTGCTTCCCCGAACAGTTCCTCGAAAGAATATCACGTCTCCGATTTGCATTTTCATTACAGTACGCCTTCTTCCTCCAGCTTCTTGCTGAGATACTGTCTTTGAATCGCTCGAATCTCTTTCTTGGAGCTGATGGCGACTGGAATTTTGTAGTTCTCGTACGGGCTTTGCAGGTTGGTAAAGTCCACCGAAGAATGTTGCAGAATGGCCTTCAGTTCGTCGATACGAGTTTTTAACTCAGCCGTAAGTACTGTTTGATCGACGATTTCGGAAAGCCCGACAACGACGGTTCCGATGAGGTCTACTTGGTGTTCCAGATACCCGAGAAGGACGGGAACCTTCCCAATTCTGTCCTCGATTTTTCGCTGTACAACGTCTTGCAGGTCTGCCATGGTTCTTCTCCCCTTTCTTATATCAAGAGTCCGAAGGCGTGAATTTCACGCTTGCGGTCAACGGTGTTGGTGAAGCGTACATATACTTCCGAAGCAGGTGCAGGGAAGTTCGCCACGCCCTTCTCCACAGGGAAGAAGTTGGTCGCGGACGTTCCGATTTCGACTAGAACGTCTTCGGAAGCCTCCACATATACTTCCACCCGGTCAACGGATTCGCCAAGGTTGATCTTCTTGGTGCGAACGGTTCCGAATTCATTCAAGACGATGAATCCTCTGCCCATATTGGCGTTGTGCGAGTCCAGCGTAATGGAGAACTCGGAAGCGTCCAATCCTTCGCTGTAGTAAGCCAGGTGCGTCAGCTCGTTGGCTTCCAAGGAGCGCTTCTTTGCCTCCACTACCTCTTCGTACGTGAATACGAATGGGTTTTCTTCGAAGGTGTACGCCTTCGTAACGGTGGCATCTATCAGTGCCGGGTACAGCTCCACTACGTTACCGTCACCCATGTCTCGCGTGGAATACGTCACTTCCTCATAGGATAGCAGGTTTCCGTCCTCGTCCACTTCCACATTGTCGATATACAGCGGCTTCCCGTTTTCGTTGCGCTTCTGTACCTTCATACCAGGAACAACGGTTTCGATGGTTTTCGCCAACTGGATAGGGTAGGGAAGGTTGATTACCCCTTCAAAGGGGAGGGGTTGGCGGTCAACCCCTGTAATGCGTCCGCTTTCCAGGTCAAACACTACATGTTTCATCATAAGCCCTCCTTCGGATGGGATGGTGATAGGATGCTATTGCTTCTTCAGCGCCCGCATGAGCTTCGTAAGGCGGTCGCCCAGGTCATGCGTTACGCTGAATCTCGCGTCCTTTGGTACTACCGTCTGCTTCATGGTCTGCTCTACACTGGTGTCCACGTAGGTTTCACCTAAGCTGTTGTATACCTCATCAATCGCTTGCTGAATCTCGTTCCAGTGGGCGGCCTTCACAGGTGTGACACCTCGGATGATGGTTGGGTCAGTCCAGGAGTACGCAGAGAACCCATTCGTCTGCCGGAACTCGTTCACTTTCTGCCGGATGAAGTCGATGTTGTCCTTGGCGAGTGCGTTACTACTAGGGAGAGCAATCGACGGGTCAATCGGGGTGAAAGTATTTCCCCATTTTACTCCTCCGTACATGGTTCCATAAACGCCGCTTACACGTGTTTTTAACGCCCCGGTAGGCTCGTTGAAGATGAGTTCATCCTGATACCCTTGCTCGTTTGTTGGGTACGTGACGTTTTTACCCGCTTGCAACTCTGCGGCGGTACGAGCGTCATTCCAGAATCTCGGAAGTGCGATACTACCTTGGAAATACAGGCTTGGAGTCTCTCCATAACTTGTTCCTAATCGAGTGGTGGTATAGGCGGTAATGCTCGGATTGTTAGCAATCGTTCGAGAATTATCTAACACTCCGTCAATATAGAGTTTAAGAGCGGTTCCTTCCCGAACTAAAGCTAGATGATGCCATTTACCGTCCCTAACATCGTTCCTAACACTCATCACGCTACCCGTATCTCCTTGAATTTGCGCTTCTATTTTGTTGTCAGAACGGAGGATGATGTAGATTCCGTACACGTTTGGTGACGGCGTTGGGTCAAACAGAGCGTACAAATATTGCGGCGAGCCAGTAACGGAAGTCTTAAACATTAACTCAATCGTGAAGTCTCCATTCCCTCCCGGTATAATCCGGCTCGGAATCTCCACATAGTCGTCCACTCCGTCGAACGACAAAGCGTTCGGAAGCTTGTACCCGGCTGGCGGCTCTGGTGTGTTAAACGTCCTTGTTACCCGTGATGAAATCCCGCCTTGGTTATCTTCCGCCCATACAGCAAGAGTATGTGCTCCGCTGGAGAGTCGCCCGGAAACAATAGAGGTTCCGTCCTTCAAAAATCCGCCTGCATAAGTCAAGGACTTCGTAAACGGAATCGGCGTAGTGCCATCCGAAGTACCAGAGCCAACGACGAACTCTTGTCCGCTGTCCACTTTCATCTTGATGGTAACGGTATTCCCGTTATCCGCATCACTGGCGGCTCCGATAACGTCAAGTGCAGAGCCTTCCGATAATGTTTGATTATCAGCAGGGGACGTTAGGGTGAGTGTTGGTGGATTGTTGGAATACGGCTCCAGATAAATCGCCTGTGAATAGGCGATCGTTTGGCTACCGTCTGCTGTACTCATTTGAATGTCAGAACCAGACAGAGTACGGTTTTTGTGTAGATACCTGTATGCAACCTCCATGCCGCCCATATTGGTACTTTCATCCATTAGTTCCCCGAAACTCAGTGGTGTATTGATTCGTGACCCGCCCAATGTATTGTTATTCACTACCAACAACAATACATTGTCAGCAGGGGCTGTAATTGTTGACCCTGCATTAATCGGGTACCACGATGATTTAGTTGCGGCGGAATTCGCCATATAAGCCGAAACGGATAGCGCTTTTACGTTTCTGAATACAAACATTTTACCTGCTACGGGCGAAGCGCTTGCGATAGCAAATACGGGGTTTGTTTCACTTGCCTCCGCGTACTTGTAATAAAGCGCGGTACGGAATGTGCCGCCGTTATACGCGCTATTATTCACTAGAACCGACCAACCAGCTGGGGGCGTAATGCCCGCTGTACTGCCAACAACAAGTTCGACTAGCATTAGGTCGCCCTTGACAATACCGCCGGGACGCACTACGGTCAAACTATTAACCCCAGACCCGTTTGCTGTTGACCCTGCCCCCACATACTCCACACACTTTT